CAATTTAATAGAGTGCGAGAACAACAACAACCACCTCAACCAGCAGAACAACCAGATTACTTATCACAAATACAAGATCTCGAAAGACAAATTGAAGAGTTAAGATCTGGACAACAAGAACCAGACTTAGGCACAGGTCAAGGCTTCGCCCCAGGAGAAGGAGTTGGCGAAGAACTAATATTACCACCAGAACCAACACCAGCTCCAACACCTGCACCAATACCAGCACCAATACCAGCACCAATACCAGCACCAATACCAGAACAACAAGATATTATAGATTTATATGATGACTTTGATATTGAAGACCGAATAGATGAAGGCGGTCCTGTAGAACCAGGAGTAAGACCTGGAGCTTTTGTTCCTCCACAACAACCAGTTCGAATTCCATTGTCTGAAAGAACAGATATTTATGGTGCTGGTAAAAGATACGACCCAGCAAATTTACCAGAAGGTTTTTCTTTTGATGCTCCAAGTGGTGGAATGTACACCACGGTTATGCCAAGACCAGGAATGGTGTATGCTTTTGGTCCAGATGGCCAACGAATCGAAGTTCCGAGCGGAGAAGCAGGTGTAGGTTCAGGAGTGGGTGCTGGTGTTGGATCTGGCGATATATCAGGCCAACCACCAAGGGAATTACTACCACCAAATGAAGGCGGACCTATGCCAATACTTGGACCTATGCCACCAATAAGAGGTGGAAATGATTTTTTACCAGAACCCCCAGTAGAGCCAATAATGAGACCTATGCCAATGCCAATTGACCGAGGACCCATACCAATATTACCACCAGAACCACCAAGTAATAGACCACCACGTCTACCAGTAGAACCAATAATGAGACCTATGCCAATGCCGCCAGTAGAACCAACACCACCAAGGTTACTGCCACCAGTTGACAGACCACCAATAAGAGTTGGATTACCTGTACCACCTAACATTGGTGGTAAACCAGGTTTTGTACCTTCACCGAGACCTTTACTTCCAGTACCCTCACAAGGAAACATCAATAAAGGTTCTGTAGGAGTGCCTGGTGAAAGGCCTATGCCAATATTACCACCAGCAGAACCAATAATGAGACCTAGACCAGTTATGCCTCCAATACCAATGAAACCTATGCCAATAGTACCTAGGCCACCAGTAAGCAATAGACCACCACGTCTACCAGTAGAACCAATAATGAGAACTATGCCAGTCATACCTCCAGGTGGTTTTCCAAGGTTTCCAAGATAGGCATAAAAGTTTACAATAAAACATAACTTCAGGAGAGTTTGTTATGGATAGCATTAAGTTAGCTCAATATTTTTTTAAACAAATAAAAGAAAGAGAAGCACAAATTGTTGACAGCTTGTCTTCAGGCAATGTAAAATCCATGGAAGAATATAAATATGCCATTGGTGCTTTATCAGCGTTAAGAGCCTTGGCACAAGATTTAAAAGAAACGCTGCAAAAATACGATATAGATGAGTAAGATCGCAAAAGAAACAATAGAACAAAAAGAAAGCATCGATAAAAACAACGATGCAGTCAAAAGATTCGAAGAGAGACAAAAACAAAAACAAGTTGAAGAACAGTCAGAACTGGATAAAGCTTTTGTTGAAGAAGACAAAAGAGTTTTAGATCCAACCTTACTTAAAAAGTCACTAATTGATAGAATGCCCGACCCTACAGGTTGGCGTGTTTTGGTTTTACCATACAGAGGTAAAGATGTTACCGATGGTGGTATTCAATTAGTAAAATCCACTATAGATCGAGAGTCTCATGGGACAATGGTTTGTTATGTTTTGAAAACAGGACCATTGGCTTACAAAGACAAAGATCGGTTTGGTGGTAAACCTTGGTGCAAAAAAGGAGACTGGATTTTAATCGGAAGATATTCTGGTGCTAGATTCCTTTTAGAAGATGATCATGAAGTGCGTTTAATTAACGATGATGAAGTCATTGGGACCATACTAAATCCTGACGACATCAAATCTTTATGAGGAAAATATGGCTGAAGAAGCACAAGTAATCGATGTTGATATTTCTGAAGAACAAATAGAAAAAGCAGCATTGCCCGAAAATAAAAGAGCAGAAGTTGAACCTTCTGACTCCAACGTTGAAGTTGGTATTGATGATAATGTCAAACCAATAACCGAAGATGAAATTCAAGAAGACTTTGATGTTTCTAAAAAAGTAGAGGAACAATCAAAAGATCTTTCTGAAGTTGAGCGTAGAGCAGCTTATGCTCAAAACCGAATCAATAAAGCAGTAGCACAAGCAAAAGAGTTTCAAAGAAGAGAACTTATTGCTTTGCAATATGCCAAAGATCTGCAAAGACAAAATCAGGAGCTGTCAAGTTATCAACAAAACTTTGCTGATACCTATAGTCAAGAAGCAACCGATCGAGTTGAGTCGCAGTTATCTTTAGCAAAACAAGCTTTAAAACAAGCAACAGAGTCTGGCGATCCAGAAGCTATAGCTACAGCAACTGAAGCTTTAACTATGGCAACGTCTGATAAAGTAAAAGTTGATCAATACAAACAACAACTTGCTTACCAAAAACAATGGCAAGATCAAGCACAACAGTATTACCAAAATCAACCACAACAAAACTATCAAGCACAACAAGTTGAAGAGTTCGCTGAACCTTCTGCTAGAGCGCAAGACTGGGCATCAAAGAACCCATGGTTCGGTAAAGATCAAACAGCAACAGCAGTTGCTTATACTATTCACTCAGATTTAGTCAATAAAGGCTTTGATACTGAGAGCGATGAATACTATAATGAAATAGACAGAAGACTGAGAGAAGAAATTCCTCATAAATTTAACAACGTGGAAGCTAACAAACCCGTCCAAACTGTAGCTTCACCATCACGCACCACATCGACAGGACGCAGGAATAATCGTATCGAGTTGACACCGAGCGAACAGCAACTAGCTAAAAAGCTTGGAGTGTCATTTAAAGATTACGCAATACAAAAAGCGAGGTTACAAAAATCATGAGCAACAAGGATATAAAACAATCGAGATCTACAAGAGAAGTAGAAGATAGAAAGTTCGAGGAACGTGTACAAACTTGGAAACCACCAGCAGCGCTGGATGTTCCAATAGATCCACCTCCTGGAACAACTTTTAGATGGATCAGATCGGATATTCTTGGTCAAGCAGATAAAACAAATATCTCTAAAAGATTTAGAGAAGGCTTTGTTCCTGTGAAAGCCGAGGACTTACCAAGTGGCCATGGTTTACCTGTAGTCGATGAAGGTCGGCATTCGGGTGTCATTGGAGTTGGCGGATTAATTCTTTGCAAAATAGACAACAGAATTGTTGAACAAAGAAGGCAGTATTATAAAAATATGACCGACAACCAAATGAGAGCCGTAGAAAATGACCTTATGCGTGAGGAAAACCCTGCAATGCCTATAACCAGAGAGTTAAAAACAAGGGTAACTTTCGGAAAAGACTAGGTTGTCTTTTCTTTGGTAAACATATAAGGAAAAATTATGGCAAACCAAGATAAACCATTTGGGTTTAAGTTAGTAGGAAATTTGTCCGGTGTAGCTCAAAATAAAGTTACAGAATACAATATTGAATCTGGCTCAACCCAAGGCATCTTTTCAGGAGATCCAGTAAAAATGTTGGCTGGTGGTTACATTGATGTAGCTGATGCTGCAGCTGACGTTAAAATACTGGGCATCTTCAGAGGATGTCAATATAACGATGCAACTACGAAAGAGGTTAAATACTCTGCGTATTTCCCTGCTGGCCAAACAGCCACAGGAGACATAGTAGCCTTTGTTGAGGATAACCCGTATAACCTATACGAAGTTCAATGTACTGGTTCTTTAGCTAGAGCAGACATTGGAGCTAACGTTGATATTGCTTACACAGCAGGTTCAACAGTTAGTGGTCAATCAAAAGCAGAAATCGCTTCAGGCGCAACTGCTGGTACCGCTAACTACAGAATTGTTGGTGTCTCAAGAGATCCTGAGAATAATACTTTAGGTACTGGATCTGCTGCAGCAAACGTAAACATGATTGTTAAAATTAATGAGCATGCTTACGAAAACGATGCTGGTGTTTAATATAAGGTAGGATAAAAATATGGCTATTAATAGA